TACTCATGTTGATCCGCAACATGAAACGGGGTGAGGGGTTTCCTCACCGGCCTAACCAAAAGCCTCGGGGTAGTAGGCTACCAACCGCTCATTAAGTGCATTACGCTGATCCGTCAAAGAGCGTGACGGGCGTGACTGCCTTCGGCGCTGCGTCAACTTGCTGAGGGCAGGGCTCAATAAGCTGAATCTTATAAGTCACGAAGACACGACCGGCAGCAATGGCCGTGTCCGGTCCACCCGAACAGGAAAAGAGCAATCTCCCAGGAACAAAGTCGTTGCACATCCCAGGCTCCTTTGCGAACAGTTGTTCCAATTGGTTCGGGGTTATATACGGATAATTCTTTAGCGACGACCGGTTAGGGTCGAAGGCCGATTCCACCCTCGGATTATCAGCTCCCGCCCAGTATGGGCCAGCCGAGTAGTGGAACAAGCCACTAAAGGCTTGCTCAGAGGTTGGAACAGAATCTTTAAAGTCGTAAGTATAACCCATGGCGAAGAGGCCAGGTGTGCTCGTAGAACACGTGGGGATGTAGTCGAATTTGAGAGACAGCCATTTCCATTTAGACCAGCTAGAAGCTGGCCCTTGAATCCACGCGGGAAAACCCCCAGGGAACAGGTTGAATGCCTGTACCTTGAAGGTCTTCGAAGTCTCCACTACGAAGGCCATCTCCCGCTTGCTGATAGTGACCGAACCATCGGTCCCAGTTCTCATGGTCGGATTTGGTAATCTGACAAGAACTGTCTTGGCAATCGGGGCTTGGATGGCCTGGGTTGGCTTGGACTTGGGTTTCCGAGTCCGCCGGGTTTTCTTCTTCGGGATTTTCTTTGGGGCTTCCATCGTGAGTTTTGTCACCACCTTCCCTATGGTGACGGAGAATGGAGGCTAAGTGCCTCCACCTCGGGTTGGACCCCAACTCTGCTTGCAGTACATTGAGGTCAGGCTTAGGGCTGTAGAGGTATCTGAATACCGTCTTAGGCCAGCTCGTCAACCAGGCAGTGCGAGAGGATATCTCGTGGGAGCAAAAGTTGAACTTGATTAGCTCACCTGATTGAGTAGAGTCGCACGGGATGTATTCCTTGCACGTGTGTCCAAGGAGCTTGTACTTTTCCTGTGCGCCAGGCACGTATCCTTCGACCGAGTCATCTCCCATGGCTATGCACCAGGGAGAACCTATTAATTCCGCCATAAGGCATCGGACTCGGGAATTTGTTGAGGAAGTATTATAGGACCCGCTCTTCATAAGACCGGGTAGGCCTTGGGACAG